CTGTGTCTAAAGAAGATTTAATTAAAGTGATAAAGAAAAATTGGCTAAGATATAATTTAAAAGATTATTGGTCTAACGATACAATAATTGAATCAGAAGCCGAAGCAATCATTAACAAATATTCAGTACATGAACGCAACGAATAGGAGGGTATTATGATGTTATTTAAAAGTAAAAAATATCCACTTGGAAAATATCAGATATTATTTTTAACTGGTAATTATTTTAATCTTAAAAAAAAGTATTGGTTTTTGGAAACATCCAACTTATGTTTTGGGTTCTTATGCAGAATGGAGTTTACGACTTATGTTTATTGAAATTAAAAAATGGTTATCAGATGAGGGAACCGAATAGGAGGGGTGGGGTATGAAAAAGATACCAAGATTATTTTATTATGAAGATGCTGTTGATGCATTTGTACCTTGTCCAGACCAGTTAGATTGTATTATCGGTACTGATAATCTGGATGAAGGGGAAGATACGGAAATATTATTTAAGAGAATAGATATGACAGATAAAGAATTTAACAACTTACCAGAAGTTTAAAGGAGACCCCATGAGAACAATCTCCAGCTTCAGGAACTTAGAGCCTCGGAGAAAAAAACGAACAAAGAGCATGTCGCTCACCTTCATTCTCGGATAGACTTTTTTAAAGAAGCTGTTAGGAGTATGTACGATTGTAAATATGAACCTGATAAGATATTGTGTATTTATGAAAGAGCAATAAGCATGGGTGAACGTCTGGACATAATCTAATACTATGAAAGCTAAACATAGAAGAGCCTTATTAAGCTTAAAATTATCATATCCTCAAATGAAGAAAATTATATTAAAAGAATTGATGTTGGAATCCCGAAAAGAAGTTAGAAAGGATATGGAAAGTATGGGAGTAATATTTACGAATGTGACTAGACAAATTAAGCAAGAGGTAATAGATGGACAGGAAAAGAAGAACATTAAATTATAAAAAGAATATAGCTTTATTAGCAAAGCTAGATTGGGAATATGAATATAGAATAGATTGCTGGGAATACCATTTTTCAGGAGAAAATGAACCTGCTAGAATTTCAGGAGCTTTTACCCATGGAGTAACTCCTGAAGATTTTGAAAGAGCAGTTAAGAATTTATATATGATGAGGCAGGTAAAATATGGATAGATTAGATTAATAATGAATTTCCCAGAGCAGGGAAAGAAGGAACGGGAGCAAATATAATCCATCTCCCAAAGTAGATTTATTCAGTAAAGGAAAACAAAACCATTACTGAATACTTTGTTCCCGTTGCCTTTAAAGAAAAACTTTTCCTTTTTTATTCCACATTCTTCAGTTATAATAAATTAAGTGATTATAAGATTTGGGATGTCACTAAATTCACCCTTCCTTTAATGGGAGTTCACATAACTTCCCTGCTCTGATTAATATACAACAGTTTCATGTGTAAGCTTTTCTGTCTAAGACTGATTGGAAAACACCATCAAGACAGAAAATAAAAAACGTAGAGAGGAGAGGGAAATTATGAAAGATTATAAAACATTTATTTCAGAGATAATGAAAAGAGAAGGTAAGAAAGAAGAAGTGAATATTGCTCAGGTCAAAGAAATAGTAAAAGTAATAAAGGATATAGTAATTGAAGATTGTGGAATAGACCTAATGGAAATAATATTGGATGACCCTTTTAGTGAAGATGATATCCTTGATAATAAAGAGGAAGTTGAAATGAGTATAGCCGAAATAGAAAAGGATAGTGACTTTGACTATAAAGAAAAATAATGTGATTGATTACGAAAAGAATAAATTGATATGCTTTAATCGGCTTAAGCAGTATAAAACGATGAAAAGGCTTAACAATATGACCATAGAATTTTTGCTAGTAGAAAATACTAAGCTTGATGACCTCGTTTACTTACAAGAAAAGAGTATTGGGAAAGCTGAGAGAATGATTGAAAATCTTAAGAGAGGAATGTAATGGAAGATTGTAATATTAGAGTAGAGGATAATATAAGAGCCGAGGAAGGCTTTGAAAAGGTGGTAGAGCTTGTACCACTGAATGTAAACGTAAGTGATTCCATAATTCATTTAGACGAAATAAAAACTTGGAAGCATATGGTTATTCCAGTTCAGCTAATGTCCTCGGTTGATATAGATGCGCAAGTAAGTGTAACAGCTGATGAATTAATCGAGATAGAATCGAGAGCCACTAACAATATAGATAAAAGAAGAGAGCTGGTAGCAAAGTATTATTTCGTTATGAGAAAAAGTATGAGAGAGATTGCGAAAGCTTTTGGAGTAGTAGTAAGTCAAGTACATAATGATGTGAATGTGATTAGACGTAGCATCCTCAGAAATTTAAAAAGGGATTTAAGAACGAATAAAAAATTGTTAGAGCATATGATAGACCTTATGCTACAGATAGACCAACAAACCCGAATGACGTGGGATAAATATATGCAATTAGAAGATGATGTAAGGAATATACAAGATATCATTAGAACTGTGAGAGATAGATTTAAAAGAGGAGTAGATGTTCCAACGAGTGTATTAATATCACTTCCAGAAACAGCTAAGAGTTTATTTCAGATTCATTCTACTCAACAAAATTATCTAAACCTATTAAGAACCCAGACAGCCAGTATGCTACAGATATGGGAAAAGTTTGGACTCACTGGTGATGATGCTATAAAGATTATTATGACGGGAGGAGTCGACATAGATGTAAAGGTGAAAGAGGTTAAGTCTATGGTTGTGAAACTTATTCGGATAGTTAAGAGCGAAGTGAAAGACCAAGATAGTCGAAAGAAAGTATTTGCGAGGCTCGTGAATGAAATAAGCTTTGACGGATTCAATAGCCTCGAGGATTTAGATGGGGCAGATAATTGATAGATGGGTAGATGAATGTGTTGATGGGTAGATGAATGTGTTGGTGGATTTATGAATGTAAATATGAAACGATGAAAAGGCTCGTGAGTATATGAATATAATATTGGTAAAAGGGATTTTTATTGGGATTATGGTTACAATCGTGGTAGAGATAGGAGTGGTTGTTTTACTTGGGTGGTTATCTCCTAGTGAAAAATATCTTAACGAGGAGTGGAGAGACTTTACTGAGGAAGATGAATGAACATAATGAACGACAGAAAAGCTGGAACAAACTGAGCATAAAACTGAACACTTAAAGGATATAGACCGTGAGTTTGTTTGAACATGAAGAAAACAGAACAGTAGCCGAGTTAGTAGAACAGCTCACCCCAATCGAGCAAGATGGGGATTTAGACACATCTGAGTTTGTTTGTACCGATGCGTTCACTGATGAAATAAGAAATCTTATGCTGGTTGAAAGTAAAGGATATAATTTTAATCAATGGCGATGGGTTCCTGCGACAATCGATGAATGGATTCTTGGGGAAAAGTATTTGAATTTAGGTGAAGTGATTAGAGCCTCGGTTTTAGAAGACTGTGTAAGGTTCTTTGAAAGAGTAGAGGGAGACGTCAATCCGTGGCATAGAAAATACGATGAAGCAATCTTCTGTGAAGGAATCGGTAGTGGTAAATCATTTAAGACAAGTATTATCTCTACATATTTTCAGCACCTACTGTTATGCCTTCGGAGTCCTCAACGATACTTCCACATAGATGAATCCTCGAAGATAGCAATAATGAATATGTCCATCTCTGAACGTAATGCGAGAAAAGTCATATTTTCAGAAATCAGTAGTAAAATAAAATTAAGTAAATGGTTCCAAGAAAGACCTTGGAGTCGAGACGACGCAAGATGCCCAGACCCAATATGTACAAGTGAATTAAGATTTAAAAATAATACGTTCATAATTCCAGGCAGTTCTTCTTGGCGTACAGCTGTTGGGTACAATATTATAGTCGGAGTAATAGATGAGGCTGGAGCATATCGAAGTACGGATAACCAAGACCAAGCCGAGGACATTTATTTATCTCTCCAACGTCGGTTAGGTAGTCGGTTTGAGAATAAAGGTGCCATAGTCGTTGCAGGTTCTCCTCTATATGAGAATGACTTCCTTGAGGGAAAGATAATGGAAGGCGAAGAATTACATAACCGAGTCCTGAGTGTGAGACGTCCATTATGGAAAGCAAAATATAATGAATGGGAAGGTGAATTTTTTTATGTAGACCGAGTTAACAAAAGATATTCGACAGCCGAAGAACATAAAAATCAAGTGAAGGGAAAAGATATTGATAAGATTCCAGCAGTTTCATTCTTAGTGAAAGCCTTTAATGCGAACATTACAAAAGCCTATCGAGACTTTGGAGCAAGACCGAGTGCTACACTAGACAGCTTTTTTGAAAGACCAAGAGTTGTCCTTGATAAAATAAATCAGGATAGAACCGAAGACCCAATGAATGAAGATGGAACTTTTAAAGAATGGTTTGAACCTTTAGATAAAAGAGCCTTCCATGCCATCCACGTAGATTTAGGCATAACAGGAGATGCTTGCGGATTAGCTATGGGACACCTTAGTGGTTACACTCCTGAGGGTGGTTGTAATATTTATGTGGACTGTCTCATTCGGCTTCAGGGTAGTGCTAAGGCTCCAGTACAAATTGCTAAGCTAAGAGAATATGTGTATCAGTTGAAAGAGATGGGATTTAATATACAAGTGGTTACATTCGATGGATTCCAAAGTATAGATACAATTCAAATATTAGAAAAGAAAGGATATGTGTGTAAGGTTTTATCGGTCGATAGAAATACAATTCCATATTATAGTTTGAAAGAAGCAATTAATGAAGACAGATTAGATTATTATTGTGTTAAGAGTCATGGAGAAAAAAAGAGTGCGTCCGAATGGTTTGTAAAAGAATGTATGCACTTAGAAGAAATAGAGGGAAGAAAGGTTGACCATCCACCTAAAGGAACGAAGGATGTTAGTGACGCAGTCGCAGGTATGGTACACAATATAGTTGAGAACAATAGTTATTATGGAGCAGTATCAGTATCAATCTTATAAGAGGTGATAAAATGGTAGCGAAGAAAAAAGTTGTTAAAGAGAAAAAAGAGTTTGCAGATTACGGAGTAATAACAAGTAATGGTAGGCTCGTAGCTAAAGATGTATTGGAAAAATATGAAGTAGGCGTGCAATCTAAGCAAATCGATGATGTAGTTTGGACACCGAATGTCTTAGAGCCACCGCATAATCTTGCTCTGCTAATGAGCTGGTTAGAGATTTCAGTATATCACAATAGTTGTGTAAGAGTTAAGCAACAAGATTCAGTAGGAATCGGATATGAGCTGACTTATGATACAGATTTATTAGCCGAGGGAGAGGAAGTCCCAAAGACTGAGAGTGATACGAATTACAAAACCTTAATGAATTTTTTCGGTCTTGTAAATGGAAAAGAAAATATAGTATCACTATTGAAAAAAGTCTTTTTGGATTTTGAAGGCAACGGCAACGGTTACATAGAACTGGGAACTGACGTAAAGGGATTGGTAGCAGGAATATGGCATATTAATTCTACTACAATACGTTGGATGAAAGACAAGCAAAGGTTAGTTCAAAAAGTTGGCGAGAACTATTGTTATTTTAAAGTGTTTGGTGATGATAGGATTTTAAATAAAAAATCGGGAGTGTTTGTTAAAAGTCTTACTCATCCTGAAGATGAAGCCAATAGCATTATTGCTCTTAACCAGTATACTTGGAAATCAGTAATGTACGGTCTACCTGAATGGCTACCAGCTTTGTACGCAATGTTCGGAGACCAAAAAGAAAGAGAATACAACCTTGACTTTTTTATCAACTTTGGTATTCCAGCTTATGCTGTATTAATCGAAGGTGGAACAATGTTAAAGGAAGATAAAGAAGCGATTGTAAAATATTTTGAAACGGAACTAAAAGGAAGTAACCATAAAACATTAACATTAAATTCTCCTAAAGGAACTACAATAAAATTTGAGAAGCTTAATGTTACTTCTCAGGAAGCATCTTTTAGAATGTATCGAAAAGATAACAGAGATGAAATCCTTACAGCCCATCACGTCCCACCTTACCGAGTAGGAATTATTGAAAGTGGAGCACTAGGTGGAAGTGTAGCTGAGGATACAGACAGGATTTATTTAGATTCTGTTATTAATCCGAGACAGGAACAGTTTGAATGGGTCATTAACGAGTTGATAATTAAAAAAGGATTCGGAATAAATGGTTGGGTTTTTTCTTTCGAGGACATAAATATAAATGACCAAAAGAAAAATACTGAGATTTGGGAAAAGCAATTTAAGATGGGAGCAATGTCTGCTAATGAGATTAGAAAAGAGAATGGTCGTGACCCATATGCTGGAGGAGATATTCTCTATGTCCCAACAGGTATGACACCTATTGGAGTTTCTCAAGAAGGGATTGATTTAGATAGGTCAACGATTATGGAAGATATTTCCGAGGAAGAAAGAAAGGCTGGAGAAGAAGAAGGCAAAGCTATGAAAGAAGCCGAAGCCGAAGAGGTGAACAATTAATGAGTGGAGAATACGAATCAGACGATGTACATATATTAGTTTTTCCGAAAGGCGAAGATGAATATGAGATAGTCCGAATGGCTAAACATATTAGTGAAGTTTTTACGAAAATGAACACTAGAATTTCGGAACTTAAGGAAAGAATAAAGGAACTGGAAAAAAGTGATAAGACATAAAAAACAAGTAATCGAATATCGAAAGAAAGCAACAAAGGGTATCACATTTTTAAAGAAGGATACACCTGCCACTAAGAAGTTACTTCATAATTTTATGAAAGCAGTCTACCGAGAGTTCCAAAGAGAAAAGTTAGCAACAATAAGTTATCACGATAAAATTTCGAAAAAATTAGTTAAGTATAGTGAGTCTCATTATCCAGACCTGTACGATAAGAAAAGAAAATTTTGTATATGTGCCGAGCCTATACAGGATTTAGAATTTGTTTTTAATTGTAACAAGTGTGGCTTAACATTACCGAGAACCGTGTTGAAAGTTACTGTGGACAATAAGCTTGTATTCGAGAAGAGAAAAATATCTGACGAAGAACAAAACTTATTAGATGAATACATTAGTGGATGGGATAAAAATGTTAAGCCAGAGAAAATGAAAAAAGTCTTTGATAAGTATTATCCGATTGCGGCAAATATAGCAGGTAATGAATCATTAAGGAAGCTTGGATTTTCTTTAGCCTTCCATTTAAAAAATCCAGCTATGATTGCTAATATGAAATCCAGAGGTGTTAAAATTACGGGAGGAATAAGTAACAAGACCTTAAAAGATTTTAAAAGGGTGTTGTATAAATCTTATATGGAACAAGGAATGAGTCCGTATGAAGTTAACAAAAGAATAAAGGGAATGTTTGAACAGACATATAAGAATAGAAGTATGACAATAGCAAGAACAGAAACTGGAACAATCCAATCTTCTACATCTCATGAAACATATAAAAAAAATAAAATTAAAAAGAAAAAATGGTTAGCAATAGCAGATGAAGCCACTAGAGAGAGTCATTTATTTGCCGATGCTTCTCCTGCTATTGGAATCGATGAATACTTCGATATGGGAAATGGAAATATATTGCTCCATCCTCTTGACCCATCTGGGCCACCCGAGGAAGTAATAAATTGTAGATGTGCTGAGCTTCCTGTAATTGAAACAGATTCTAAGCCTCTTGAATCGCAAGCTTGGACGGGAGGAGCAGACCCAAATAATGACCTCGATACTATGACTGATTTTTCTAAAGATATGTCTGGAATGACTGGAAGAGGAATGACTGGAAGAGTAAAGAAACGTTGGGGTCAAGAATATAAATCAAATCCAGTAGCAAAAAATCTTATGGATGCTACAGCCTACTATACTCAAGGAATGTATAAAGATATAAGAACAATCTCTGCTAGTTTAGATAGGACAGGAAGTAGTAATGCGGCATATAGATTAGCCAAGCAACAACGTAATGGAAAATTAAAGAGAGATGGATTTATAAATTCAGCCGATGTAAAAATGCCATTTAGTAAAGACTATACAAACCAAGGCTTAACATTTTCTAAAGCCGAAGAGATGGCAAAAAGTTTAAGTACGGCAGTTGAAAATTCGGTAGTAGTTGAGAATGAAATCTTTAGAGGAGTGTGGATGAAAAATCCAAAGGTTGGTTCCCTTCCGAAAGCTGGAGAAAAAATGTCTATGCCTCTAAGCTCATTCACTCGAGACTTCGACAAGGCTCATAAATTTGCGGAAGGAAGAATTGCTGGAGCAAGTAAAAGAGATATGACTGAAGGCATTAGTGTTGTCTATAAGATAGAAGGGAAAAGACACGGCATAAATGTTTCTCCTTTTTCACCTTGGAATCAAAAAGAGGAAATAGTAAAAGGAACTTATAAAGTTAAAAGAGTTGAGATGGGAAATAATACGAGAGAAAATTTGGGAAGGATAAAAACAAATAGAGCTTGGGCTGGAGAAAAGACAAACCCTGTTACTGTAGTCTTAGAAGAGATTGATACAAAGATGGCTTCGAAGAAATTAGCAAGAGAAATCTTACCAGTAAATCCGAAAGTGACAAAAGAAGTAATAAAACAAGCCGATGCTTTAACAGCCCATTTAAAATATATAAAAAAGGAAGGATACATAGCAAGAAAAGTTCCGACCTATAAACCAGTGAAAGGTGAATACGGTTCGATAGATAGAATGGAATCACGTTACCGAAGCAGAGGCTATGACATTGATAGTGAAGATGATTTAAAAAGATTGCTTTCTGATTATGATAAAAATATAAAGAGAAGATATGGAACAGATATCAAAAAAAGTAGTTGGTGGAGACCTGCTATAAGCAATATAGGAAAAACAAAACACCCTTATAATGAGCTTAATGTCTTAATGAGAATGAGACAATTAAAATTATCCTATGGAACCGTACAAGCGAATGTAGATTTTAAAGCTTTCAAATTAAAAGGATTTAAAAAGGGTGGAGACATAGTTCGAGGCACTCGATATGATAAATTTTATAATGCGGGTAGACCGAAGAATCGACTTGCTGCTGTTTACACTCAGTATTCTGAAATTGAAGATTCCTTTTTAACAATCACTCCCGCAGGAATGGAATTTCCACATACAGCTTTTTTAAGGAAGGCAACAGTAGTGGATGAAAATTTAATTCACGAGATGGGACATAATATTCATTTTCGTGCTTTTGGGAATGATGATTTAGGCAAGGGAGAACTTTTTACAGAATGGAAAGAATTGTATAAGCAATCTAAAGGTGGCGCAGGTTGTCCTGCCCCTGCTGTAAGAGGGAATTATGTTTCAGACTATGCTATGATGAGTTGGGAAGAGGATTTTGCTGAGACCTTTGCTTTTATGTTGGCTCCCAATAAAAAGCTTTTAAATACAGGATTAATTAAAGAAAAAATAGATTTCATTAAAAAGAATTTTCTTAAAAAAGATGCTTATGTTAATGCTCCAACTAAATTAATCACTACGGTGAGGAAATAATTATGAAAACTATAGAGTTATATTATGATGAGGTGTTTAAAGCTAAAGTTGAATATAAGAATACTCACGTCATTAAAATTATTGGACCAGAGAAGAGTAAGTTTGAAAATCTTTTTTCTTCTACTCATACTATCTGGAGTGGAGGAGAAGATGCTGAAGGAAGGTTTTGGTCAGGCACTCGGGAAATAAAATCAGGACAAAAAGATTTTGTGGATTTAGTTATACAGAATATAATAGTACAAATGGGATATAGTTTCCCACTTCCAGAATTAATAGAGGAATAAATAATGAAAGATTTAATTACAGGAATAGAAATCAGAGATAATGTAACTGATGAGATTAATCTCGGAGAGAATGACATAAGTCGAGGAGCTTATGTAATCAGTCAGTATGAAAAATATAAAAAACTAACAACAGCAGGCAAAGCCTCGAGTCGAGAAATAAGGATTTACCATTATTGGGAAGAGAGGGTTTTGGTTTATGAACAATAATAGTATTCGTTATGAGGTGACTAAATGGAACGAAGGAAAAACCTTGGAAGGTTTTTATATAAATGTTTGGAGTGTAATTATAAATTTATGTTATATCACATTAGAGTAAGATATGAAAGAATAAAGTGTCCGAATTGTGACAGTATGAATGTAACGATGATGATTGGAAGAAGAAAAGATGACACCTAAATAAAAAAAGTTCTTCTGATATGATAGTAAACCATAGTAGAATAAGGAAGGTGGAATAATAATGCCTGAAGATAATGATAAAAATATCCGAATACCAGTTCCTGAAGAGGAAAGAAAACATACATTGCATAAGGTTAGGACAATCACAATTAGTCTTGATAAAGGTATAAAAGCTTTATACTGTCTGCCTTGTGAAAACATAATCACTTACCTATTTGCTAAGAATAAGAATTGGACTTTGAATAAATCTATGTTATGGGTAAGCGAACAAATAGAAAAAATAAATTCATTTACTCCAGTTCACGTTGACCAAGAAGTTGAATTTATAAAAATTTTAGCAAGCTCAACATTAGAAAAATTTATGGCTATGCCTTCGGAATCTTATTTTCCAAAGAGTGATTCCTTCATTCTCGTAAAAGAGATAGAGGATATTACAACAGGAAGTGGAAAAGGGATTTGGGACAAAGCCAGAGGTGACGGACAAGGTACGGGAGGAGAAAGACAAAATGATGGAGGAGCTGATAGTTGTACTTGCCCCGATTGTGGAGCAACAGCCAGTCATAAAAAAGGAACTCCTTGTACAGAAACTGAATGCCCTAAATGCGGAAAGATGATGGTTGGTAAAGCAACTAAATGTAATGTCGAGTCCGAGGAAACTATGGAAATTATAAAATTCGATAAAACGAAACAGATTGTGTATGGAGTTTTCTTAGTTCCAGAAAAGGCTGACCACGATGGAGATGTAATCAGTATAGAAGATATAGAAAAAGTTGCTCATAGTTTCTTAGCCGATTACAGAACCATAGATGAGATGCACAAAAATATAATTAAGGCTGATATTGTTGAAAGTGCTATTGCTTGGGAAGACGACCTTGATTATCAGGGTAAAAAATTGTCGCAAGGAACTTGGTTCGGAGCGATTAAAATTCACGACCGAGATGTATGGAACAAAGTTCTTCTCGGAGAATACAAAGCTTTTTCAGTCCGAATAGCAGGAGTGAGAGAGGATATAGAGGAGGAGCAGTAACATGGTATCTCCAAAAGCGAAATACAGATTACATGCGACTAAAGTAGACAGGATTGCTATTGTAGATAAACCTGCCGTACCAGATGCAGAAATCGTTGTCTTCAAAAGACATAATGAAAAAGTCGAGTCCGAAGAGAGTAACATTCCTTTGGATGAAACAGAAAAAAGGGAGATTGAATTCTTCGAAAAAGCTTCAGAAGTTTCAAAACAATCAGACTTCAATAGCTCTTTTATATTGAAGGCAACTGAAGCAGCTGTAGATGCTTTACAAGATGAGATATGGAATGCGCTATACTTAAACATGGAGAATACAAAGGCTTTAATGAATGAAGCTTTTGCTGACTTTCAAAGTGTGATAACGGATGTAATTCTTAAGCTGGTACAAACTAATAAAGCCAGTTCAAATGACGTAGCAGAAAATAGGTTCACCCAAAAAGAGATTGTAGGTTGGTTCAAGCAGTCGCTTGCTTCTTCTGCAATTTCGGAAGCTTTTGCGTATTTCAGAAACAATCTGGCATATACAGTTCTAAGCCAACATATTTTAGAGAAGCCTGAAGAAACATTAAAAGAAATTGTGAATATTTTTAAAAAATTCATAGTGAAAGTAAGTGCAGATATTGTACAGAATAAAAGACATGATGTCTTGGAAAAGGCTGGTAGAATAATATCTACAGCAAGACTTAGCAAGTTAAGAGTGGCTCAGAAAGTTATCAATGAAATTATTACTGAAGCTGATGAGCGATATTCTACTGATAAGAAAAGTAGAAAGGAGGAAGGCAATATGGAGATGAAAGAACTCCTCGAAAAACTTAATGCTATCTCCACTACTGTTGAAAGTCTTTCTAAATCTCAGGACAACGTTGTATCTGTTCTAAGAACAAAGGGAATACTTATGACAGAAGAAGAAATAGCAAAAGCTGAAACTGAAAAAGTTGAAGCTGAGAAAAAAGCCGAAGAGGCAGAAAAAGTTGAAGCAGAGAAAAAAGCTGAAGCAGAGAAAGTGGAAGCAGAAAAGAAAGCTACCGAAGAGGCAGAAGCCTTAAAGAAAGCTGAAACAGAAAAATCCGAAATAGAAAAGAAAGCTATAGCAGAGGCTGAAGTTGCAGAAGCAAGAATAAAATCTATGGAAGATAATATTAAATCTCAGGGAGAAATCCTCGAGGTAATAGGCAAAAAGTTTGGAGTAAAAAAATCTCTGGACGGAAGTACTGAAGATGTAAATGTAGAAAAAAGTAATGATGAGTTTGGGGAAGTAATGCGCTCCAACCGAAAATAAATTAATCAAGTAAGCAGGTAACTCTGTCGACTTTATCTGGTAACTCAGAAAACAATAAAGGAGGCATTTTAAATGTCTAAGGTTACAATCGATGAAATACTGAAAACTGCTTTTACGTCATCTGATTTGGCGTCGGGTGGATTGCTAGAGCCTACTCAGGCTGCAAAATTCGTACAGGGAATTATAGACAAGTCTGTTATACTTCCTGAGTGTCGTAGAGAACCTATGAAGGGTGACAAAAAACAGGTTGATAAAATAACTTATGGTTCTGATATTCTTCAGACTCCTCCTGCTATTGGCACAGCTCCAACGACTACTACAAAACCGACTACTTCAAAAGTTACACTTGATGCGAAAGAAGTCATCTGTGCTATTGATATCGGTTATGATTCTATGGAAGATTCTATAGAGGGTGCTGGAATCTTTAATACAATTATGGCACTTACCGCAAAAGAAATAGCTTTTGAACTTGATAAGCTTATTCTTAACGGTGATACAGGTGGTGCAACAAGTACATATCTGGACATTCTTAATGGTGTCTTCAAACAGATATCAACTTATTCTTATGACGCAGGTGGAGCAACAACTCTGAGCGATGAAATTTTATTTAATGCTCTTAAGCTTATGCCTGGAAAATTTATGGACATAGAAGATGATGTAAGATTTTATGTCTCTCATAAAGCAAGGCTTGATTATATCAAATCTCTTGCAGATAAAAATGTTAACGAAGCTTTTACACGTTATCTGATAGAAAACAGAGACCCATATTTTCAGGGTGTAACTGTAAGAAAAGTTCCAGCTATTACAACTGAAGATGTTACTTCTGGTACACCTACAGTTAATGGCTCTAAAGGTTTGCTTATCAATCCTAAGAATATCCTTTTTGGTGTTCATAGGGATATCACTTATGAAATGATGAGACAACCGAGAAAAAGAATTGTCGAAGTTACAATGACAATGCGGTTAGATGTCCAGCTTGAAGAAGAGACAGCAGCTGTAGAGATTCTGAATATTAAACATTCTACTTAAGAATGTAGCAATATAAAATGAAGGTGGTTTCTTCGGAGACCACCTTTTAAAAACTTAATGGAGAAAGTAAAATGCCAAAGATTCGCTTGTTGAGGAAGTCAGGTGAACATAGTTGGGCAGGAAAACATTACGTGGCTGGAGTCGTTTATGATGTCTCGGATAATGATGCTTACTATTTAGTTCACACCACTAAAGTTGCTGAAGAACTCCTGAAAGAAATCGCAAACCAACCGACTGTTAAAGAACTCCTTACACCAGTCCAGAAAAGTCAAAGATTTAAAATAGCACTTATTAGGATTGGAGGTCTTGGAGATTCTCTCATACTTGCTAAAATAGCAAAAGCTGTTAAGAGAAAATTTCCCGACAGTCACATTACTCTTTTTATAAGAGATACAACTGGAAGAGAAATAATTGAAGACAACCCTTCAGTCGATAGAGTAGTGATTTGTAATAATGTAGGATGGAGCAATCTTTTAGCAAGAGTACAGAGTGAAGAGTTTGATTTAATTTATGACAATAGATATGTGACTAGAGTTTTTTATAAGAATAAAAAGAAATATGAGAAAGAACAAAATGAAGCCGATGAAAGATTTAAGCCTTACCAAACCTTATACAATGCATTTCCTTCTAGCAACCATAAACTATCTCAGAAGGTTAGAGTAACGGAGAGAGAACTTTCATTAGTGACAGCAGGTTTGCAAGGCTCTGACGATGACCTATTCATTAACCTTACACCTAATGACTTTACTTTAGGTTTAATGATGGAAGGAACTAAATATGTTACTCTCCACAACGGTTCGGATATTTCCAGACAAACTAAAAGCTGGACAGCAGAAAAATGGGGTGAGGTTGTAAAATATTTAAAGACAAAAAAATTAAAAGTTATTCAGATAGGAAATAAACATGAAACTTTAGTTGAGGGAGTAGTAGACCTTACAGGAAGGACGACAGTAAAACAAACTGCTGCTTTGATTTCCCAAGCTCAATTTCATTTAGACGGAGAGACTGGATTGGCTCACGTTGCTCGAGCTGTAAGAACAAGAAGTGTAATTTTATTTGGTCCAACCCCTCCTCACTTTTTTGGTTACAAAGAAAATGTAAACATAGTTACTCCATTTAAATGTAGAGGTAAATGGTGGACTAAAGATGATTGGTTTAGAGAGTGCCCTGAAGGTTATCCCTATCCTGTTAAATGTATGAATGCGATTACATCTGACCAAGTAATAAAAGGGATAGAAAAAATAATGAAAATGAAACCTCTTCCTGCTCATCTTGATTATGATAAAGATGACATTAATGAAAAGTTCGCAATTGAACTTCCTCTCGGGAAAAGTCATTATAAAGCAGAGTCTTGGCAGTGGGATAGAGTTCACGCAATGATGGCAAAAGTAAAAGGTAAAACTGTTTTAGAAGTCGGAGCTGGAGATGGTTATTGTGTGGAAGTCTTAACAAAGCAAGGCTATGACGTAACTGCTATTGAAATAAGTAAAATTAGATTAAAAAGAATGTTGGACAAAGGCTTAAAAGCAATGTACGGAGATATACATTCCCTTCCATTTCCAGATAATAGTTTTGATACAGTAATGTGTGGAGAAGTCTTAGAGCATATTCCAAGTATGGCAAAAGGATTAGTGGAACTCGAAAGAGTTTGTAAACCTGATGGAATAATTATATTGTCTTTACCGATAGGAGATGAACATAGAGAAACTAAAATGCATTTATGGGGAATTGGTCATAGCACAATATTGAGAAAGGGAAAAGAAGATATGATTGTAATGACACTGGAGAAAATAAATGGAAATGGAAAAAACTAAAATAGAATTGGCTTTGGTATGGGCTAATGATATGAAAAAGAATATTAGCAAGGATTTATTCTTGCCTGAATTAAAATATGCTTTTGATTCTTTGGAAACTATTATAGAAGTTTTACAGTCATTAAATAAAAATAAAATTGCTAAACCAAATCCTAAAGCAATAAATTTTATGACTATTGGATAAGGAGTGAAAATGGATAATAAAAAAGTTTGTGTCTATTGCGTAGTAGATGAAAAGTATGCTCACCATATCCCTTTTTTCTTACATTTTTTAGAAATGTCATATCCCGAGTATTATGCCCTCATAGCTATAAAAGGATTTTTACCTCAAACGGTTAGTGATATGCTTTACTATATTAGAAATCCAAAATTTGCGATACAACAAAATAGTTTTAAAGATTTTCCTGACGATGCTGACATATTAAAAACTTTGAGATGGGTTTCATATTTTCCAGAGATGGAAGAATTTGATTATATTTACGTCGGAGATATTGACCTTTGGATTATGCCTGAAGAGCCTTCTCTATTGTCTCAGCATAAAAAAATTCTTAAAGACCATAATACTTGTTATAGTAACACTGACAGAATAGACCCAAAGGCAACTCGAGGACATAGATTTACAGGTCTTCACTTTTTCAAAACAAAAGAATATTTTAAGGCTATGAAGCCTGTGATGGAAAAATATTATAATATACTGAAAACAAGAAAGCCATTAGAATTTTGGAACGAGAAGTCTCATAAAATGGATAATCAGTTTGCTTTAAGAGTTATGGTTGAAGAATCGGGATTACCAATGCCTGACCATAGTTTCTTTTCTTATCACGGTCTTCACCTTGGACACAGCCGAGTATTTGGAAGATGGGAGTCGGTTTTTAGAATGGAAAGTGACCATAAGTTTTATTGGAAAATGTTTGAACAAAGAATGAATACTCATAGGTTTTGGCAATTCCTTAAATTAACTTCTCATACAGTTAGATTTGAAATTGAGAATATGATTAAAGCAGGAGAACTATATGTTTGATGGAGTAAGAGTTGGAGTATTATTTAGAAATAACGAGGAACTTGTAGAGCCTTGGTTTTGGTTTCTTAGAAAATCAACCGACATTCCACTTTCAATTATAGCCATAGACCAAGGAAGTTTAGATGATACATTTAATAAATTAACTAAATGTGTTGACCCTCAAAAAGATTTTATAATAAGAGAGCCAGTAAATTTAGGAATAGCAGGAGGCAGGAATAGAATTTTAAAAAAGGTGAAAGAGCTTAATCAAGGTGGTTATGAAAATTTATTATTAATGGACAGTGATGTTTTTATTATTGAAAGAAAAGGGATTGAAAAATTAGTAGAAGGTTTAGTACAATTTCCAAAAGCTGGAATAGTTTACGGAGAGATTAGAAGCTACTACATTTTTGTAAGAGTCTGTAGAGGAATATCTTTTTGTTTGATTAGGAAAGAAGCCTTTGAACAAATAGGAGAGTTTGACGAAAATTATAAAATGTTTTGGGACGATACGGATTTTATGGACAGGATGGGAAAAACGGGTATGTTAAATGCGTTCACTATTGCTAGAAGTGTTCATATGTGGGGACAGACTACAAATTACGGTTCAGAGTCGGGAGAGATTAGGAAAAAAGCTATGAAGCATGACATAGCTTATTTTGAAAAGAAGTGGAATAAAATTTTACCGAAAAAATACCACGAAGACACTTAACGCAACGGAGAAATAAATGGCTTACAATTTAACAGTCGGTGTAATGTTTAGGAATAATAGGGAACTTGTTAGACCTTGGTTTTTCTTTCTTAGAAAATCTACAATAATAAATCTTAATGTTATAGCCATAGACCAAGGAAGCACAGATGGGACTGCTAATGAAATCTTATCAGCTATGGATATAAAGAAAGATACTTTGGTTGCTCTTAATGAAAATTTAGGAATAGCTGGAGGAAGGAATGAAATTTTAAAAGAAATAAAAAATCAGAATGATGGACACTATGCTAATTTTCTTTTAATGGATTCCGATGTATTCATAACCTTAAATGATTCTATAAATAGAATGGTTGATTCTATGGTTACCGATAAAAGTGTTGGAGCAGTTTATTCTGTGATAAGAAGTTATTGGGATTCGAAAGATATATCAAATGGAATCTGTATGTGTCTTCTTAGGAAAGAAGTATTTGAAAGGATAGGAGAATTTGATATAGGCTTTAAAATGTTTTGGGACGATTCGGATTTTATTCATAGATTAAAAGAATCTGGATTTAAAACAAAATTAGAAGAGAGAGCCGAAGGAATCCATATGTGGGGAGAGACTACAAGACGAGGAAGTGAAAAGGGTGTTATAAGAAGTAGCGCATTAGATGATGATAAAAAACACTACGAAGAAAAGCATAATGTTGAACTTGACCCTTTACCACCTGGATGGAAATAAATGGAAAGAAAATTACAAATGATTAAAGAGGCTTCAAAAGAACATCAGTTATTTCTACAATGGCTTTACGGAACTAAAAAGATTTTTAATGTTGCTATTGAAATAGGAATAGCAACAGGCTCAAGCACTAAGTTTTGGAATGCTTGGTTATCTAAAGAAGGAAAGTATATTGGAATAGATATAAATTTACACGATGAAGAGCAAGGATTATTTGGGAAAGTAAAAGAAGTTATTGATTTTTATTTATATGATGAGAGAATGAATTTTATCCTCGGAGATAGTCAATCAGAAGATACAGTTTCAAAAACAAGAAATTTACTAAATGGAAAAAAGGTTGACTTGCTTTTTATAGACGGAGAGCATAGCTATGAAAGAGCAACTTCGGATTTTAAATTGTATGAAGAATTTTTAGGGGAAGAATGTTTAATAGTTTGGCACGATGCTACAAGAAATGGTAATGTAAGACGAGCTGTAGATGATATCATTCTTCCAGTAAAAGATAGAATAAAATATGGAGCTGAATATGATTTGGCTAAATCACCTTTTAAAGTATGTTGCGAATTTAACCACGCAGTAGGACACTGTGGAATAAAAGTCTTGGTGAAGAAATGAATAATATCGGAGAACAATATAAAGCAAAAGATTATTACAATTTACCCGAGTCTTATTTTGTAGTCATAAAAAAAATACTTGAAAATATTTCCTTGTTACTTCCTCCTTTGAAATCGGCTCTCGATGTAGGTTGCGGGATAGGTGCTTGGCTAAAAGTTTTGAAAGATATAGGAGTTGAAGATGTTGTAGGGTTAGAAGGTAAATGGATTGAAGATGAAGCTTTAGTGGTTTATGAAAAAGAATTTATTGTTAAAGATTTAGAAAAAAGATTTGACTTAGAAAGAAAATTTGATTTAGTTCTTTGTTTAGAAGTAGCTGAACATTTATCCGAAGAAAGAGCTGATACCTTTATAGAGGACTTAACAATTCACGGAGATTTAATTTTATTTAGTGCGGCAATCTCATTACAAGGAGGACGGCACCATGTGAATGAGCAGTTCCCTGATTATTGGATTAATAAATTTCAATCTAAAGGATTCGGTTGTGTTGATGTTAGAGATAGAATAAAAAAATATTGTACTAAGCAATGGTGGTATGGGCAGAATCTTTTCCTCTTTCTAAGAGAAAGTGAAAAGGAAAAATACCCTTTACTAGCAGATAAAATTATTGACTCTCTTGAATTTATTTACCTTCATAAAGCATTAATCCCAAGATATAAAAAATTAGTAGATTCTCGCAAGGAGGAAGAAAATGATATCACAAAAAAAGTTTGATGAATTATTCAGCCAGCAGAAATATGGACCAGCTCAAAATAAATTTGAACTACATAATATGTTAAGTACAGCATTAAGTATGGCTGAACCAAGAATCATAATCGAAATAGGAACTTTCAAAGGTGGCACTTTAAGATTCTGGAGAGAAATTCTTTTAAGTAAAAATGGATTATTAATTAGTGTTGACCTTAACGATAGAGGATTTATTCCAGAGCTTCAAGAAAAATACAAAGAGGATAAAGAAATAAAATTTATTATTGGTAATAGTGTTGATATGGGAACGATAGCAAAAGTTGGATTAGCTTTAGAAGAAAAACAAGCAGACATTTTATTTATAGATGGTCGACACGATTATCTTTATGTTTCTTCAGATGTTGATGAATACAAAAAATATGTAAGAAGTGGAGGCTTAGTTATTCTTCACGATATAGTTCCTCACGGAAATGGACCATTTAGAAAATTCAACGAGATAAAAAAGAATCCCGAGTGGGCTGGCTATATAGAAATTTTTGGAAAGACCAATCCTTGTGGAATAGGAATATTACAAAAATGTTAGGAAATGACAAGCCAAGATACAAACCACCTAAATGGTGTATGCTAAAAGATTGTGGACGTTGTTATACTTGGGAAAATTTTAGAGATAGTTCAAAAGTTTATCAGATGATATTTTACGAAGAGAATTGTGTAAAGTGTATTCATCGTTGCAAAAAATAAAGAAGGAAGTATGAAGAAGTATAAGAGAGTAGAGAATACAATTAATGCAATAGCCTTGCAGGCTCTGCAATATATAAAAAAATTGTGCCTCTGGGAGAAGGGAGACTTTGCGTATGGTTTTATTAAAAACCGAACTCTAATCATTGAAAAGGTTTTCTCCAGAGGCACTTCATGAATATAGCAAACGAAATTGAAATCATTATTTTAAATTGTAACGGTTTAGGATATATTGAAGAATGCATTAAATCAATAAAAGAAAATACGGAAGAGCCTTACAAAATTATAGTGGTTGACCAAAATTCAAAAGATGGCTCTAAAGAATGGTTACTTGATAATAAGATTGACCACCTTATTCTGAATACAAAGACAAAAGGTTTTGCTGACGGAAGGAATCTGGCAATTAGAACAAGTAAATGTGATTGGTTTGCTTTGTTAGATAGTGAAACAATTATTAAAGATAAATTCTGGTTAGATAAATTATGGAATTACACTTTAGGTAAAAGAATTGGTTTTATTGAAGGAAGAGTGTATAATAAGATAGATGGTAAACAAGAATTTATTAAGATGGGATTTTGTTTAATTAGGAAACAATGTTTTAATGAGATAGGATATTTTGATAAAAAATTTTTTACGGGAGGAGATGATGACTGGCTTATACGGTTAGAGAATAGCTGGTGGTTATCTGTCTTCTGTTCTGATACAAATGTATTATGGTACGGAGGCGAATCCATTATAAAAGTTTTTGGAAAAGAAAGATGGGAAGTCTTCCAGAGTGAAAGAGATAACTTGCTGACGGAAAGATACACTGATTCTTTTTTGAACAGAACATTATTTATAAATGAAGAGAAAAGATTGAAGGCTGAAGAAAAGCTCTTTATTTAAAATGAAAAAAAGAATATAATTAAGATAGGTGAATCTTTTCTTATGCGTCTATTTGAAAGGAGGTTCTAATAGTGGGACGCAAAACTGAACATTTTAAAGTCAAGGGATTTGTTAGAACACAAATCGTTGACGGAAAGACTGGAAAAATAGTTGGCGACAGTGGCTGGAAACAGAACACGGTCGTTAATCTCGGTTTCCAAGATTACATTGTGGGAGCACTCGGTGCTGTCGCAGGTTCTAAACAAATTACTCATATGGCAATCGGTACGGGCACAGCTCCTGGAGTTACCGCAACAAGTTTGGAAGGAGAGACTGGAACAAGAGTCACTACAACCAATACTGCTGTTGCTTCTAAAACTTTACAGGCTACATGTCAATTCGCAGGTTCTGATATGGGTTCAACTTGTACAATTCAAAACGTCGCTCTTGCGAATACGAGTGTTGCTGGTACTATTTTATGTGGTACTACTTACACTACTTCTCAATGGGCTTCTAACCAGAATGTTAATGCTACTTATCAACTTAGATTTAGCTAAGAGGTAAAAGGCAAAGATTATAGGGGCACTCGTAATGGAGTGCCTCTTTACTTAATGGAGGTCGGTATGAGTAAAAAGAAAATTGTAACTTCTCCAACTTACAAATCCAAAAAAGATATTCTGAAACTCTTAAAGGATAATGGGCACGGAATAAAATTGGATTGTGGCTGTGGAAGCAATAAACAACCGAACTATATTGGTTTAGATATAAGACCGTGTAAGGGAGTAGATATTGTACACGATGTTGAATCTGTTCCTTACCCTTTACCAGATAGTTGTTGTTTCCAAATATTGTGCTCACATTTAATTGAACATTTGAAACCATGGTTGATAATTGACATCTTTAATGAGTGGTGGAGAGTTATGGAACCAGGTGGACAGCTCTTAATTTCTACTCCTTATGCGGGGAGTTTTGGTTTCTGGCAAGACCCTACACATATTAAGGGATACAATCAAGCAAGTTTTACTTACTTTGACCCTAAGGATTTTCTTTATGCTATCTATAAACCTAAACCTTGGTATCTGGAAAGAAATGCTTGGTGGGAAAATGGTAACATGGAAGTTATCCTTTCTAAAATGACAATAGAAGAAGGTAAGAAAATTGAAGATGAAAGGCTTAAAGCCGAGAAAATTAGAGGAGCTCAATATGGTAACCAAGGCTAAAAAGAAAAAAGTAGTTAGTAAGAATAAAAAGAAAAATTTAGAAATGTATATGCAACCAAAATGTTTTGTTCCTAAAAGGGATTTATGGGAAGGCTGGAAGAAGAGAATTTGTATAGCAGTTCCGACTACAGGTAATGTAAGAATAGAATGGGTGCTAGCAAGATTCGGTCAAGTCATTCCTTGTAATTGGAGTAACGGAGATGTCTTTCAATATTTTGACCAGTTCTCTCCTTTAGGTTGGGCAGTAGCTGACGCAAGAAATATTTGCGTAGACTATGCTTTAAAAATGGGATTCGAATGGTTATTTTTTATTGACCAAGATGTATTACTTCCTCCCGATACTTTTTTGAAGATTACCGAGTATATGAGAAAAGGAGATATTCCAGTTGTCTCAGGATTATATTCTTGTAAAGGCAGTCATCCAGAGCCTCTTCTTTTTAGAGGCAAAGGAAATTCCTATTATGATAAATGGAAGAAAGGTGAAAAGGTTTGGGTAGATGGAATACCAATGGGTTGTACTCTTATTCATTGTTCACTTCTACGGCACTTATGGGAAAAATCTGAAACTTATACTTGCTCATCTATGAGTGGACCAATGGTAATCCGAAGAGTTTTTGAAACTCCAAGAAAGGCTTGGTTTGACCCAGAAGCTTTACAGTTCAAAACTGAGAACGGAACGGAAGATTTATTTTGGTGCGATAGAATGGTTAAAGAGAAAGTATTTGAAAACTGTGGAGTAAAGAAATTTAAAAAGTTTGGAAAAAAAGAATTTCCATTTCTTGTAGATACTTCTATAGATTGCGGTCATATAGATGAAGCAGGAAGAGTTTATAAATAAGAGAGGAAAATTATGGCAGATGATTTAGGAATAAATGTTGGAGACAACGTTCAGACTAAAGAATTATTTGGAGAATTAAAAAAGAACCTAAAAGGAGTAGCAGGAACTCTTCATCTTACAAGGGTAGAAGATAAAGAAGCTATTGTGAATACTGCTTGGACTCTCAGTGAATCCTCGGGGAAGCCTGTAGTGATTGTGGTTAGAGCCTAATTTTTCTTTTAGTTTGAAAAGAAATAAGTTATAATAAAGTAATGAAATAAAAATTAAATTTAATATGTTCGATTCCTAACAGCTGAATGGTAACAAGTTACTCTATAGGATAACTTGGAACACCCTGTATAGAATCTGAAATTGAACAACTTACTTAATGATTAATGTTAAGTAAGTTGTTTTTTTATTTAAAGGAGAATAGGAAATGAAAAAATGGAAAGGCGAAATTTTAATTTTAGTTCTGATAGTAATTGTGGGATTGTCTTTCTTTTCCGAGACGGTTAGAGCACAAACAACTTATTATTTTTGGAGATTTAGAAGTCATGCGGATGATGTT